CGAGGATGACGTGTCAAATATGATTGTATTCTCTGACCTTTTCGCGGAAGAGGAAGAGGAAGAGGAAGAGGAAGAGGAAGAGGAAGAGGAAGAGGAAGAGGAAGAGGAAGAGGAAGAGGAAGAGGAAGAGGAAAGCCCCGAGGAAGGAGACTATATAATCGAGTGTACTGGCAGTAGGATAGTCATTTATAAATATAATGACTCTCCGCCATGGCGGCATATTGTAAAGGACGGCGACGATATAAAGAAGATCATAAGCGACGAAATGGAAAGGGAGAAATTTTGGCCTAATGTCTGGAATTTGTCCGATCATGGGAATTTATCCCTAACTACACTTGAGGAGGTCTGAAATGAAATACCAGACAGTAAATGGCACTAGCTATCATGCCGAAACGTCCCTTGACGTGGTAAAATGGTTGGAAACGTCAAGGGAAAGGGAACAAAGAATTCGTCTATTTTACGGCAATGTCGAAACGGGAATTTGTTGGAACGAGGAATTCTATACGATTGGCCATGTCGGGCGCTCAACTGGCAGTCAAAAAATACCGCTACTAATTTACAATAGCAGATCAATAGGCGGAGGAGGAATTCTCGATCATTGCATCATTAGGATTGATACCAAAGACAGCCAAGGCAAAATAAAGACAGTATACAAGCAAAGTAATGCAAAATTCGATCATTTCATTTCGACCGATATTGGGACGGTTTACAATGAGACAAAAGACGAAATATATGCACGCTGCAAAAATGCTAATAGCGGAAAAAGACTTGCCGCATATATGAATGGTGAAAGGTGGACAAAATGAGAATATCTATGCAATGTTGGACTGAAACGGGCAGTTTCTCGAATCCTTACGATGCCGAATCGGAAGTATTCCAAGGAACCTTGACGCAATGTAAGGAGGAATTCGAGGCATGGAAGGAATTACATTTACAAATATATAGCCTAGATTCGCTCTTGAATTGGAGAGAGAAAGGTGAAAGGGCAATAGTGGCTAATTGCTATCGTGGAAATATGATCGGCGATTATCCTGATTTTCAGCTAACACTAGGGCGGAAAGGCGGTATCAAGATCAGTAATTGTTAAGAATTCCCTTGCAGGGTTCAGATAGTGCGCTATACTTAGGGTAAGTCAATGTGAGGAGGATTTTATGGACAAACAAACGACTATGCACAAAGTGGGAAAAAATCGGTATCGCGTCAATTATTGGAGCGATCATTACAACATGTACACCGATATGGATACTATTTGCACGTATTCGGAAGCCCGCCGAATCTGCAAAGAGGACAACAAAAAATGAGCATAAAACAATACGAATCCGTACAGTCGGCCATGTTGGATGCAGCTTGCGAAAACCTACGTAAAGCCCTTTACGGTGCCGAATCCTGCAATATCGGCGGGACGATCCAAAAAAAGGGAAAAACCTTATATGTCAAGATCCGCATGGACGGGACAAAATGCGGTGAATTTCAGCATTTTGACAGAGTGATCGAAGGGAGGGAATAATGCTAAGCCCATACAATCGCGCCGTGCATTTCCTTGCTGCTTTTGGGGAGATAACGGAGGAAAATCTAGCCCTGCTATCCTATATCTTTGACGTGTCGGTCGATACCATTTTAGTTGATATCGAGACGGCGAGGAGTCCTAATGCAGGGAATTCCGGCATTTTGATCGAGTGATAGAAGGGAGGGAATAAAATGATCGTATGCAAAGAATGGCATAGCTATTATGGCGGGAATAGATCTTATCCTCGATATAAATATATAGGATGGTTTTTTCTCGGATTTATTCCTTTATATATCAAACGCAGCAAGCCGTAAAAGCGGTTTCCTACCATATGGCCTAGACTGTAGAAGTTTAGGCTTTTAGAATTATTTTTTGATTTATACCTGCAATGCTCTAATAATGTGCTATACTTAGGGTAAGTCAATCGAGATAAGGAGAGATTATGCGTGTTGTAATAATTATTTTGGCAATGTTTCTTCTAACGTCCTGTCAATTTGGCAATTCAGAAAAGGCCGTTAAAGTCTATGAATGCAGTCAATGTGGAAACGTATACTACGGTTATGGGGATGCAGCCCATTGCCATAATGCAGCGGTTATTACATACAAAGGGTATGTAGACTCCAATGGCAACGTAGAAATAGCGCAGTAATTCCCTTCATTTCTACCACATAGCCTAGACTCTAGCAGTCTAGGCTTTTTTATTGTCCTTGTCGTCCTACAATGGCAATAGAGCGATGCTATCCTATTCAGCTTCAATCTATACCCTAAGACATTAGCAATCGATTCTAAGCCTACTCTATAGCTATCCTGTACAGTGTAGACTCTGGACAATGTACGATCATAAGTGTATTAGATGCTTATTTATCTATTTAATATAAAGTGGGAGACATTACTATAAGTAAGTGACTATATATGTAGTAGTTAGTCCACTTAGTTAGTCCAGTATGTTAGCCCATGCAATAGTATCAATAATGATAGGTTCTACAATACAGTTGATTAAAACAAGCGTTTTACTTTGGCAATGTTCCTCCCTCCCCGTGCATACATTTTCCACTATATAGCATACATGCCATTAGTATCCTTTAATGTACAATATATCAGCTCTAGCCCTTGCTCTATGTACACAATACTCGACAGTAAGATGTGATACTTTATGTACTGCGCTAAACGGGTGTTCTGTCTACGTTAGGGTTTGAATATATAGGGATTGTGTAGAGTATGATATTGTAGACAGTAGGGCAGGGAATGGAGCTGGCGCTATAGGTAGTGGTGAAGGAAGGATACACCACAACGGGTGAGACACTAGGGATGGTATGATGGGAGACCCCCCCTACCCCCTATGTGGTGTAGCATACCTTCCAGCTAGGCCCACCACCAATTTTCGCTCTCTATTCGGAATTGTTGCTATAAGCACTTACGTGATTTCCCCTGTAGTCTGACCCTATTTTCACCTACGAACTATAGAAGCACCCTGTTCATTTCCTTTTCCCATAAAAAATTCAAAAAGGGTGTCCTATGGGGCCTTTTATCCTTGTCAAAGCAGGATTAGAGTAGTATGCTAGGTACTCACAGATCGAAGGTCGAAAGAAGTTGCGTCCTTAGCGGATCAATGCTAGACTAGCAATAGGGGGATAAGATGGAGAATAAACTAATCAAGGCGGGTATTCGGAATCTGAAAGGGTTTGGATATCCTTCCGTAAACGCAGACAACATATTGACCGACATGGTGTATAGCCAATTCTTCAGGCAAATGCTTGAAGAAACCAAAAAACAATCAAATCCCTGTTTTGCCGAAGGAGCAATGGTTATTCGCGCTTGCGATAGCTTGATTGCTAGACTAGGGTAAGGAGGAAGCATGACAGCCTGGGATATGCGTAATTGGTCAAACGAGGAATTACTAATCACACGGGCCAATCAGGTGTCTATCATAAGCGAAAGCAACGAAATACATGATATGCGCCGAGAACTGCTTGATCGAATGACACTTGTGGAGGGGGAAGCATGAGCAAGTTTACGCCGGGAGACAATTGGTACAAGGAAAATAGAAGCGTAGTAACCGACGAATTGATTATATGCGAAGTGGCCGATTGCGATGCAAGCGGTAAGGAATGGATGTGGGGCGAAAAGAGCATGGCGTTTCAGAATCTAATCTCTGCCGCTCCCGATATGTATGAGGCGCTAGTAAAAGTGAACGCTTCAGGAGACTGGGATTATTTAGACGGGGAAACACAAGAAGCAGTAATATTAGCCCTCGCCAAGGCCGACAGTAAATAGGGGGAACGTATGCAGAATGCTGAAAAGGTTGTAAAGGCAATACGCGAAGAAGATAGCGATAAACTATTGGATTATGAGGAAGCCATTACCCTAATCCGCGCCCGAGACAAGGAAATTGTAGAGGCATGTATGCTTATTGCCTTTATGCATGGAAACGAGGAAGAAAAAGCGGTTATGCGTACCGGATTTTTGTCCGTTCTCCGCGATCTTGGTTGACGGATAGGGAGTAAATGATGACCATAAGAATGTGTGACAATTGTGGAGCTACGGATGACGAAGTTGCTATCATTAGGTGGAGGCCAAAGGATAACTACCTGTATCAGGATTTCTGCCCGAAATGCCTGAAGGAAAGGAAGCAAAAGTACAAGGATGAAGGGTACACTGCAAAGGATGACTATGATGTTTAGATTTTTCCTTGACCGGAGAGGCGTAAAGGAGTAGCTTATGGCAGGAATCAACTTCGTCTGCCCTCATTGTGGGGAGAAAAGTCGGATAGAGATCATGGAAATCGAGCGACTTCGGAGGAAAATCATGGAATTGGAGAGGGAAATGAAGGACAAAAGCGATCTGGACATGCTCAAGGGGCTGTTTGGCATGGGAGGGGACAAATGATGTGCTATAAGGACATGACGTTCTGCCCGTTCTATGCTGATTGTGCGGAACAGGTACACTGCGATCGGCCTCTGACCCCTGAAGTCAGGATTCAGGCGGATATGTGGTGGGGGGAGGCAGGCGCACCCATTGCTGTGTATATGGAAAAGCCCGATTGCTGGGTGCAAGAAGTGTTACTTAATAAGGAGAGTGGGAAATGAGAGAGTGTCAGAAGTGTAGCGGAAATGGAATAGATTGTTGCGATGAATGCATAAAGCCTCGCATGAGCGACGCCGAGGAGATCGCGGCGCACTGGGGAAACATCTACGGTCAAGGGCCTTCGGTGCTCCGTGACGAGATCCAGGCGGCGATAGATCGGGCGGTGGAGCAATCGCTTCTCGAGTTTTCACACCACCTGCACATCCTCCCCCGGAATGCCGCGCAACACGAGATCGGCATGATGGAAGTCGGCTATGACGATAAGGGACAATTGGCTTACGGGCCGATGTGGCTTAGCGTCGCAGAGACCGACGCAATTGTTCGAGAGTTTCTACCAGACCGCGCCCCTCGCCCCGAGCCACGCCAGACTGATGATCTTTTGTGGCAGGAGATTTTTTCGCTCCGGGAGAAAGTAAAGATCGCCGTTGCGGCTGTGAAATCATCCGATCCCAAGTTTGATGATGCTGAATTCACGCATCGTCTCAACTCGGTCGATTATGACCAACTCATGGAAGAGCTATCCGGCGACAAGCCCGAGCCGCGCCAGACTGCGGGGGAGGGGGAGGCGGTAAACGAAACCTTGACCTATCTCAACGCCGAACTCGACAAACGAGATGGTGAAAACGGAAAGATGCTCGCATTGATTCGGAGCCTTGTGACGGTGTTTGCCACTGAACCGGGGATTGACTTGCTCTGGGATGATGCCCGCGCCCTCCTCGCCCGGAAAGGAGAATGAGACGAACATGGTATTTTGCAAAAAATGCTGTCGCTACCATGAGTCGGTTACGGTATGCCCCGCTCCAATAATCCCTGCAAGGCGAGACTATTTTGAAGACGACGACAAAACTGCCGAGATCGCCCGCCTCCGCGCCGAGAACGAGGCGCTGCGGGAGGCGCTTGAGAAGATCGCGGATGACTGCGACGCGGGAGAACATACGTCCATCGCTCGCGAAGCCCTCGCCCGCCAGCCCGTCGAGAGTAAGGGGGAGCCTGAGCTATGAAAAACAAAAACGAGTTTGACTACGTGAATAGGGCCTATGGACTCAACCTTGAGCGAGGTAAGCGCGTTCGAGATACAAGGAACAACGTCCTCGGAACCGTTGCCAAGGGAGACGGGCAGTACATCCATATCCTCTGGGATGGTGATCTGCAACTAAAAGGTCCGTATCATCCGACATCGGACTTGGAATATCCTGATGCCTGTTGATAGTAAGGGGAGGGGAGGATGCTTAACATAGGTGACGCCGTAGTCTGCATTGACGCCTCCGATTTGCCATCCCCTCCATGGAAGCCCTTGAAGTGTGGAGGGATGTACACTATCCGTTCCATTGACACCATATCGGAACCGGATGGGAACTACGACAAGAATGTACATAAGAAGGCTAGGTTCGTAGTGAGGCTATGGGGCATCACCAATCCGCAACACCCCATTTTCAAGAAGGAATTGGGGTATGCCGATTCACGGTTTGAGAAGATCCAGCCGAATGTACAGTCGGTCAGGGTGAAAGAGGAGATGACAGAGAGGAATTGAATCCCTATATCACCAACATTCCCTTTGGGGAAATGAAGCATGAGAGCAAGGAGTTCTGATGAACAAGAACGTGCTGAAGTGGGGAGGCATCGCCGCTGTGGTGCTTGGTTCCGTGGCCCTGTACCTGTCGGGTACGGGTGAGGCTGCCGTGACTGCTGTGATCGGGGGTGTTTTTGTCCTCGTCGGCATCATCGCCAGTCTTTTTAAGTGAGTTTAAGGCTGTGGTGCAAGGGTAGACACACCTAGACAGTAGGACGGATGGGGATAACACAGGAAAGCCATCCATGTGCAAGGTTCGAGTCCTTGCCAGCCTGTAGGAAGAATAAGGAGGAAGCGTGAAGGTTCAGTATTTCAGCGCGGATTGGTGTGTGGCCTGCAAGACAAACAAGCCTATAGTGAAAGCCGTGTGCATGGAAAGCAACGTGGGATTCGAGGAGGTGGATGCAGGGGTGCAAGTGGAGAAGGCGAATATGTGCGGGGTGTCCAGCCTGCCTACCATCCTGATCTATGATGACAAGGGAGAGGAGTTGGTGCGGCATGTGGGGGTGATGACGAAGCACCAGTTGATGAAGCATCTGTATAGGTAGGGTAGATATATCGCCAACATCTATAACTGGAGCCACGTTGAGAAGATACGAAAGTACCCACATCTCTTAGGGCATCTCTGTGGCAAGACCCTGCTTACTCCCCTACATAGTGAATGGATTCGCTATATGTGGGAATCCAAGGTGGATGTAGGGTTGATGGGTCATCGTGGAAGCTACAAAAGCACGGCTATTGTCGAGATAGGTGCTATCTGGTGGCTCATGTTCCATCCTGAAAGCCGCATACTCATCGTGAGAAAGACGTATACGATGGCAGCAAGTGAGATTCGTACCATAGCACAGATGATGGAATCTGAAGCAGTGCGTCCTTTGCTTGAATTGGTATGGGGTTGCAAGTGGAAATTCACCATGCTCAGGGAAGGTCAGCTTGAACTGAGTGTGAAGAAGATCAAGACCAAGGAACCGAGCATCATGGCGTTGGGGCTTGATAGCGCACTGATCTCTTTGCATGCCACAGATATCATCTTGGATGACTTCGTGGACCTCAACGATAGGATCTCCGAAGCGGAGCGTGAACGCACCAAGATGGTGGTTCAGGAATATCGTGCCAACATCATAGATCCCGGTCACAGGTGCATGATGAATGGCACACCATGGGCAAAGCATGACGCATGGGAGGATCTGGAACATCCCGCGAATGGCGGTAAGGGAATAGAGATTCGTCGCTATCCGGTATCTTCCACTGGATTCCTAAACGAGGAACAGATTGCGGATAAGAAATCTAAGACCACCCCCGTTCTCTACTCCATCAACTACGACCTTGCCTTCGAGAATGAAGATGACATGCTGTTTCGTAATCCGCACATGGGCGTGTGGCATGACGATTGCACCGACATTAAGGCGCACATCGACTCTGCCTTTAAGGGCTCCCATTATTGTGCCTTGAGCATCATGGGACGGATGCCCAATGGCAAGTTCAACGTGGTTGGGTTCACTTACCCCGGAAACATGAAAGACTGGATGCCCTTCGTAGTTGGTAAGATAATTAAATACGGGGCGAAGGAATTATTCAGTGAGTCCAATGCCGACAAGGGGTTCTCTCTGGACATCCTTGGGTTGAATCCTGACATGCGACGGGCAGGGGTATGGACTTCGGAATACCACGAAACCGAGAAAAAGCACGTCAAGATCACTAATTACCTGCATGATGTATTCCCTATGATAGAGTTTGCCAAGGATACCGACTCTATGTATCTTGAACAAATTGTCGATTGGAGGGAAGGGTCTGAGCCTGATGACTCTTGTTTCGTAGCAGGAACCATGATCGCTACGATTCGCGGGAATATTCCTATCGAACAGATCACAGTAGGGGAGATGGTGGTAACTCCCGATGGGTTGCATCGTGTCAGTGCGTGTGGGTGTACGGGTGAACGAGATGTGATAGCTAACATGGGATTGGAGGGGACACCTTCCCATAAGGTATTCAACAAGGATGTTTTAGGGTTTTCCGCTCTTGATAGCTTGACACGCTTTAGTAGTTGTGATACGCTGTCATTAGGAGGACTACTAAGATGGCAGATGCGAAACGTGTTTTTTTCAATGGCGAGTGGTACGTCAAAACTGGCAAGGGAGGATATTATTTCTGCGTACTCCCTAACTCAAGGAGAAAGGGGGCGAGTCAGCTTCACAAGGCTGTTTGGGAGTTTCACAACGAAAGAAAAGTTCCTAAAGGGCATCACATTCATCACAAGGATTTTGACAAGGATAACAACGACATTTCTAATTTGGAGTTGCTGGAAGCTAAGGAACACTTTTCATTGCATGGCAAGAGGAACTACGCGAATCCTGAATATGCCGAAAAATTACATGCGAGCTTGGATGCAATCAGACCCAAGGCAGCAGAATGGCACCATAGTCCAGAAGGGTTGGAATGGCATAGGAAGCACACTCTCGAATCTTTGGGTAAGGCTTGGGAAAAACGGTATGAATGTGAATGCAAGCAATGTGGGAAGTCCTTCATGTCAACTATTAAAGACGGAATGTACTGCTCAAACAAATGCGGGAATAGATGCCGCAATGGATTTGGCACAAGATACCCAAAAAAATGTCTTGTTTGTGGAAAAGACTTTACCACCAAGCAAAAGGATTGGGGAAAGTATTGCTCCGACAAGTGCAAGGGGATCTTCAAAACCAAGCGTTTTCAAGAAAGCATTCGTGTACAATCTGACAGTTGAAGGAGTGGGGATGTACTACGCCAATGGGGTGTTGGTTTCTAACTGTGACTCGCTTTCTTCGTTGGCACGAGAAGGGGGATATTCGTCTGTCTCTACTTTTGGTGGTTGGGGTATGTGGAAGATGTGATGAAAGGAGGCGAGTGATGGGCTTTATCGATTCCGATGGAAAACCGATGGAGGGGCTTGTTAGCAAGCGTATTCGTAACAATGAAGAGTGGAATCTTCTTGAAATTGAGAGGATGGAATCAAGCGTAATTATTCTCCGCGAGGCGTTGGAGAAGTTGAAAGGAGCGGTGGAGAACCATGCAGGAAATGGTCACGGCCCTTGGTCAAGTTTCTCCCGCCTTGTATTGGATGTCACTACAGATGCACTTCTTCTCTCTGAGAAGGGAAATGAAGTGGAGTCTTCTGTAGAGATGTAGTTTATATCTGTTGAGAACATAAGCCACCTTCACGGGTGGCTTTTTTGTCAGGATTACACACGATACTCCTGACACTTCCCTTCTATTGACATTTATCCATATATATGCCATTCTCTATATAGATAGAATAGATTTTTATTCTATCTATATGGGAGGAACCATGAGTAGGCCGAAAGGCAGTAGGAATAGATCGACCGTAGAGCGTGAAAAACAGCCTGTGACGGCATCCGAACCGGCAATCCGTACCGATGGGTGGTCAAACGTCTTGGCAGGGCTTGGTGGGCAGAATGACAAGACCATCCGCACTACCAAAGATGACTTTACCCTCACTGATGACGATTCCCTTGCTGCCGTCTACATGAGTGACGGGCTTGGGCGAAGGATCATTGATGCCGTGGCCGACGATATGACCCGTGAGTGGATCTATCTGGATGATGAGGATGAAGGTGATTCCAAGGTCATCAACGATGAACTAATCCGCCTTGGAGCCGAATCCACCATGAATGAGGCTATTCGCTGGCAACGGCTGTTTGGAGGCTCCCTTATCATCGTGGGGGCAATGGACGGTAGGAAGCCAAGTGAGGCTCTACGGGAAAATCAGATAAAGAACATCGAGTACCTGAAGGTGGTGGACAGGACGGATGTGGTCATAGGAAGGTCTGTCCTTGACAAGAATATAAATTCCCCCACCTTCGGCAAGATTCTCCAATACTACATCAACTACCATGTATCTGATGGTTCTTACATCCCCATGCTTGTTCACCATACAAGGATTATTCCTTTTTTCAATGACCCCATCCCTGCACGGGCGCAGTTGGGCGTGACGTGGGACAATCGCTATTGGGGTATGTCCAGTCTTCAGTCCATCTACGAGACTTTGAGGGATCTCGGTGGCATAACTCAATCCACCCTGAACTTG